CGGGACTGAGATCCACCGCAGGGGTAGCCACTCAGCCTTGTCGAGCGGGCGCTTCGTGCGAGAGCCAGGGACCTCAATGTCGTTGATCTCCTGCCAGGAGCATTCACTTCCGGCAGCAGTGTCGTAGTCCCAATCGACCATCGTGTAGATGTCGACCTTGGCATACGGATCAGTCCTGTCCACCTTACAGGCGGCAGATACTTCTTCCGTCAGCGACTCAACTACAGTGGTCTCGTACACAACAGTGCGCAGTGGGCGCCCCATGTTGTCGCGCGCAATTACGTACTGGTCCATGCGGAACATCCGCATGTTCTTACGATCCGGCACGTGCATCAGGGCATTGCCTGCCACAATCAGATGCTTCAACACCTCAGCCATCAAAGGCCGGGTGTGTCCTTGCTCCATGGCATCGTTCACTGTCCGCTCGACGCCACCCAGGCTTGACTGGATTGCGGATAGGGACTGCCCGAGGGACTGCGCTACTGCCTCTCGAATCTTGAGGCGGAAGCACGGCATGCCCGGAGGGAACAGCGCCATGAGGAGCTTGGAGGAAAGGTTGTTTACGCCGCGCGCTCCTACACTCTGGTAGGGCGTGGGCAGCTCGGTGTTCTCTGTCGCGTAGATCGGCGGCAGTAGTCCAGGCAGCGTGAGCGCTGAGCAGTCTCGGGCTCGCTGCAGGGACATGAAGCGGTCGGACTCGAGCCGCGAGTAGAGGGCCTTGGCGCTGCTCTTGTTCGCGTTCGTAATGTTCGACGCTGAGTTTGTTGCTTCTTCCATGGCTTACTTGTTGGATTCGCGAGCCATGGCTGGTGTCGCTCTGGTGACCGCACCGGCCATGACGCCAGCCATCACGCCGCCCACAGAGGGCACTACGGTCCCCGGCTGGCTCATTGAAGGCATGCCTGGGGTAAGCGCGAGGCCACCGTTAGGTGACGCTGGGCCGCCCATGACGGGTGCTGTTGGCATACCGGCAGGGCCTGTGTTGCCTAGGTCGGTACGCATTGAATTCCGTCCCCGGTTCGAGGCGAGTCCGCCCATGGCCGCGCCGTCGAGATAGGGGTTGTGTAGGTAGACAGGGGGAGGGGGCGCTGCGGGAGCGCTAGGCGAATGGACAAGGCACATGCGCCTACTCCTTGGGAACGAGGGGTTGAGCTGGGTCCGCCTTCTCTGTCGCCTCAAGGCGCATCAGGAGGTGGTTGACGAGGTCGCGTTGACCGGCGTAACGGTGGGCGTCCTCAGGCGTCTCACCCTTGCGGATGCACCGCTCAGGGATTGACTTGGCCAGCTCGCGCACGAGGTCCACGGCCAGCATCGGAAGTTGCTTCACGATGCCTCCTGTGGCACAGTAGCGTTGGTGGAATGGTTGCTTATGTGGAACGAAAAAAAGCCTCCCCAGGCGCCTTTGGGTGGCGCTCTTGTAGGGGAGGCAATAGGGGAAGATTCCGAGGGGTCGGGGTAATTAGTCGACCCGAGGGCTCATCCACAGGATTGGCTGCTTCTTCTCGAAGTTCCAATCGCTTGAGCGAAGGATGCGGGCGCAGCGGGCTTGCACCAACGCTTGCGACTCGACAGCCACCATGTTGACGTGGTCGGCTCCAGCGGCCTCCATTCGCCTCATGGCGCTCCGGAGGAAGGCAGCGCGCACCGCCACCCACATCTCCTTCACGGTCGCCGCAGCGTTCACCGCAGCCACCTCAGGAGACTTCGGGCCGATGCCTGGGGCACCTGGGTAGTTGTCTGTCTGGTCGCCTGTGATGGTCTGCGCGAGGTGGTAGCGATCCGCCTGGAGCTTGCTGATCTTCCGGACGTCCTCATCCTTCCTCGGGTTGAACAGCAGGCCAGGAATGGTCTGCATGTCCTTGTCCTCAGACACGATGATCTTCTCGCCAGGGACGATGCTGGGGTGCGTGGACAGGATGCCCATGCAGTCGTCAGCTTCCAGGCGGGGGCGCCGGTAGAACTCGAAGGACTTCGCGAGGTGAGCTTCCACGGTGAACAGATCGGTCGGCTTGCGGGCGCCCTTGCGGTTCCCCTTGTAGTCCGGCCAGAAGTCCTTGCGGAACTCGTTCCCTCTGTCTGTCAGGCAGATGATGATGCGGTCAGCACCTAACTCGCGCTTGAGGCTTTCGATGTCAGCCACGGCATCCGCGCAGGCTTGCTCTGTGTCGTGATCAACGGTTGGAGGCTGGTCCTTGCCATCGAAGTAGTAGACCTCCTCATTCGATGCTGCGTGCTTGTAGCAATAGATGTCAGCGTCAACTAGCAGGGTGCGCTTCACGGCGCCACCTTCACGATCTGAACGCCCGAGTACTCGGTGAGAATGGGCAGCGACGGGTGGGTGTAGCGTGCCATCGACGCTACCTCCACTTGAAAATCAAACCACTCTCTCGGTGTCAGCTCAATCTTCTGGATTCGGCGCCCTCCCTTGTCAGCATCAGATATGACGCGGTCCAACGCTTGTAAGATGGTCTCGTAGTGGACCTTCATGAATTCTCCTTGAGGATGAACAACGCTGCCTCCGCGGTGCGCCGCTTCTTCAGCCCTTCGACTTCGTCCGGTCCAACATGGTCCCAACGTAGGAACTCAACACTGGCCAAGCGCCAGCGTTCGTCATTGATACGTTCGAGCAGAGTCGAATGGGCGAGGGCCGCCACACCCAGGTTGTAGGTGAACGAGACGAGAGCGTCGAACTGGTTCTGGTTGAGCTCGACGAAGACCAGCCGGTTGACTGCAGCGACCGCTCGGGCCGTGTCAGCCGTGAACCAGATGTCAGCCTGAGCTGCCGTGCAGGTAGTCCCCTGCGTTACGTCGGGCCCTGTGTGGCCCCAGCCAGCCGTCCAGGGCTCGTGAGGAAACTTCCTGTACGCAACCAGTGCCAGAGTCTCAAAGGACTTGATCAGGCACGCGCCCAACGTCCCTAGCGTGTGCATACACCCTCGTCCTGACAGGCGTGGATGTACTCCTGCAGCGCTACTACTTGGGCGTCAGCGTCTTCGAGGAGCTTGTCGAGGCTGGGCCCAATGTCGCGGGCGTGCTCGACGGTGGACTCATGATCTGGCGTCCCTGCTGTTGATACGATGGCTCCGCCATCAGCAACGGGTCCGGAGGCGGCATCACCGCGCACGGAGCAGGCACCACCCTCGTAGTCGCGCACCCAGACATGAGGTGCGTCAACACTAGGACTGCTAGCCAGAGTAGAGCGGTAAATCGCAAGGGCCGCGTCGGTATGAGCCTTAGCAGCAAACTCGACTTCGTCATTGTGGATCTCCTGAGCGCGCGCAACCTTGTCGTTGGCTGCCTCGATTTGATCGCGCCCTACCTGTCGCTCGTGGTGTGTGTAAACACCGAAGGCGATTAGGAGTGCGAGGATCACCCCACCGTAGATGTAATCCTTGGTGGGGATGAGCTTAAGGAACGCGAAGACCGGCATCTTTCAACTTCCGGCGCACGCGCGCGTAGATGACCAGCAGGCCGAGGATCACCAACACGTGATGCTCAACCGTCACCAGCCAGGACCAGTGGGGAAGCTGCGAGACAACCGTTGGCCATTCAGCCTGGATCTCCGCAGCGGAAGCGATGAGCAAGCCGAGGTAACACGTCAGCTTGTCTTTTGCCTCGTGATAGAAGCGCACAAGGAACTGTTTCATTGCATCGTCCAATTGAGTTGGTCGCGGCGCCTCTCGAACTTCGAGGGGTCACCGTCGCCGGGGTAGATGTTGAATGTGGATACCGTGCCGCTCTCAGCGTCCACGAGCTTGATGACGCAGCGGTTGAAGTGGTGGGTAGCTATGCGGAGCATGATCTGATCGAACAGCTTCGCGGTCGCTGAGCCTGGTTTGTTCAGCACCAGCAGCTCGGAATAGGAATCCTTCTTCCGTAAGTCGGGCTTCTTGTCACTCATTGAAACCTCGCGGGTCGAAGTCCTCGACCTCTTCCAAACACTCCACGGCTTCGCGGAGGTCGGTGTTGAACCACTCCCCACCAGCGCGGAACTCATGCAGCATCTCGTGAACGCGGGCTTCGGCTTTGAGCCGGTCGTCCGCATACACGTAGGCCCGCATTTCGTAATCGCGCCAGGGGGTTCCTGTGTTGAATTGCGCGAGGCGTTTGTTTAGGTCGCCAGCGCTTCCGATCTTCACGTACTGCGGCCATGCCTGATTCACCATCACGTACACGTAGCCATGCTTCGAGCGCAGCTCGTCATACGAGCGGGCACGCTGTGGGTCCCTGTCGATTGCCGGCAGTGTTGGCTTTACGTGGACCGTGGTGGTGGTAGGGGGAGGGCGGCGCTTCCTGTGGTCGCACGGCTTGCAGATGTAGTAACGCTTGCGGACATTGCCCAAGGACCAGTTCACCTCCGATGCCAGGGCAACGCCGCATTTGCGGCAGTTAGTGTGTGTCCTTCCAACTGTCGCCGACTCCATAGGAACCTGAGAGCGGACATCTAAACTTGAAGTGCTCACCTGCGCGGGTGATGCAGTCAGCAGCACTCTTCCCAACAAACTCAGCATGTTGCTCCTCGGTTTCGATTTGGAATTCGTCGTGTACGTTAGCCACATACTCAACGGTTGCACATGTGGAACGTAAGGGCGAAGCGACATCCCGCTCGAAGAGGACTAGCGCCTTCTTCATCACGATGGCCCCAGCGCTCTGCAAGAGAGTGTTGAGCGCGCTATGCTGTGCGCGGATGTGTAGCTTGCGTCCGTCCAGACCCCACAGGTAGCCATGGGATTTCACCTTCGCTTTCACCAGGGAGACCAACTGCCCGAGCGCCGGGAGGTTAGTCATCAGGCTGTCGCGGCGGCTCTTGCCCAGGCGGGTTAGGGCCTTGCCTTTGTCCTTCTTGCTTGGATACTTCGCATTGAACTTGTCCTTCTGCTCTTCAGTGAAGTCCTCGTACGTGATGAGTCCGAGCTTGTAGTCGCCAGCACCGTAGATGAGCGCGTAGACGTACGTCTTGGCGTTGCTCCTCTCGTTGAACCGGATGGCTTTCTGGTTCACCGAATGGACGTCCGTCTTGTCCTCCTTCTTCCCGTTGACGATGGCGTTGGAGTACGCCCCGCCATCGAAGCGGGCCATGTAGTGGCCCAGGCACCGCAGTTCCAGTCCCTCGGCGTCGACGCCGACTAGCTTCAGGCCAGGCGTTGCAATCCAACAGTCGCGACACTCCTCGCCGTATGGCGCATCTACACTCGGCGTCTGTGTGACGTTAGGTGAGGCGTGCGTCATCCGGCCAGTCAATGCGCCGTTGGTTGTCACGTTGCCGTGGATTCGATAGTTGCCTAGCGCATCCTTCACTGCATGGCCAATCCACGCCTGCTCGCCATCACTGATCTGGCCGAGGCGCTTGGCGATCATCAGGTACTCGTTACAGAGTTTGGCTTCCGGCCAGGGTAGGGAGCCCAGCGTGGTCTCATCTACCTTCGGCTTTCCTTCCTCCGTGAACTCAACCGGCTTCCACCCTCGGATGGCCATCAGCCTGTTGCTGATGTGGTCACGCGAATCAGGGTTGAAGACGACCAACTTCACTCGGCTTAGCTTGGCGCCTGCGGTGTAGTGGTTGGCTTTGTTACCTGACTTCGGGGTGAACTCGCAGTTCCCCTTCACGCGATCCGGCATATACCAGGGGTGGAATACCTTCTGCATTTCCGCTGCGATCTCAGCTCGCCGCCGCTGCAGCTTCGCGACCAGAGCGTGCATCCGGTCGAGGTTCACGCAGAACCCGCGAACGATCTGACGACTGATCACCACCGCAACGCCGTGCTCCAACTCCAAGCACTCAGGTGAGTAGTTCTTCGTGTCGATCTTGTCGAAGAGTGTTAGGTTGACCTCAGGGTCCTGACGGGCGTACTCGTCCATCTCCTTGGTGAACCCGATGGTTTTCCACGTGTGCGGAGTGCCGTCGTCGAGCTTGAAGCTCTCAGGCTTGAACAGGCCCTTGAAGTTGCCCAGGCGGAAGCCCCAGGCTTCCAGGCCATGCTTGCCAATAAGCCCTTCCTTCTGGAATTCCCACGGCAGAGACTTCTTCTCTAGGGCGTTGTGGTCCCACGTCTTCACCTCAGGCCAGATGACCTGGGCTTCCACGCGCGAGTCCCTGATGCGTCCTACAGGGCTCCACCAGGGGTAGAGCTTCCTGAGGACAGGGATGTCGTAGTTGATGATGTTGTGGCCACCAATCTCCGGATGTGACTCCAGTAGGCGCAGGCCCTGCTCGATATCTCCGTCACGCTGGCAGGGCGTACCATCCTTGTACACCCCACCATTGAATGCCATGCGCTGGCCTGTGAGTCGGTCGATCACGTTGATGCAATGGACGACCGATACGTCGTGTATCAGTCCATCTGTCTCGATGTCCCAGACCAGCATGCTGTCTCCTAGCTGATGACC